GATGCTTTCATAAACATCTTCTTCTTTTTCTTCCAGTTGGAGGTATCTCTCTGGCATTTCTAAATACAACTGTCTGAACTGAGCCTGTCCTGTTTTTATGCAGAAGCCACTACAGTTGTTGTGCATAAATCCCATGGAATATAGTTTTGGAAGTTTGATACCTTCTTCCTGCAGAGCAAAGAACATTCCATGTTTATTGACATATGGAGGGAGTGTCATAGGAGCCTTATATATCCAAGGCAATTTTCTTTTTGCCATTCTTGTGTATCGATGTTCTTCACTCCAATCAATTCCAACATATACAATGACATTATCCGGGGTAAAGTTTTTGGCAATCCATTTGTCAGCCATTTCCCTTTTTAGAATTCTGGAACAAGGGTCTATTCTACTGTTCCCCATCATCTTCACATCTTTGAATACTTGAAACGGATCTCTTCCATCAGCTATTTTATGAAGTGTTCCACCAACATTTTTTGCAGCCTCATCCAAAAATCTGTATAAATCTTCATCCTCTATTTTTGTATCTGTGAACAATAGATGAAGATTTTCAGTACCATGTTCTTCAGCCACTCTTTTGGCAGCCATCCAAGAACCAATACCACCGGAAAACATAACGACATGATTCATCTGTCTGCCCACAGTGTCTCACCTTTGATTATCCAGGAAATACCGAAAGTCCATACGATTAAAGCTTCCAACCAATACCACAGTCTTATTGTGTCTGTGATTTCTCTGGCATTAGGAATCAATTCCAAAATCAAAGCCAAAAATAGGATTCCAAAAATAACGTATCCACAGATTTTATAAATGAGGTTTCGTTTTTTCTTATTTGCTGAAACTGGTCCTGTGGATTTGGTAAATTGGATCAGGCTCATAATTCCCATAAATGAAAATGTGATTATTGCAAATCCATAGTGAAAAATTGCATTTACTTTTGGGGATAGAAATGAAAATAGATAAGCATTGGTGACAGGATTTATTCCTACTTCACACGGGAACAAAGCCACACCAATCAAAGCAACTCCGGAAATACTTGTTATCCATTTATCTTTTTTATCATATCCATTGTAACTGATAAGAAATATTCCCATGGTCACAAGTATCGATGTGAACAGTACATTGGAGTTTGTCCAGTATGTTGCACTGATGGAAGTCTGCATTGGGAATCCACCAAATATTATCAGGATTATTGGAAAAGCCAATGCCAGAACACCAATACACCTTCTCATTGTCAAATATGAAATTGTCATTTTTATAACTCCTATTACTGATCCATCGGTATTTGTAGCAGATAGGGTTTGGGATCTATCTGTACCCATTTGTCTTCGTTCGTCTTTATTAATATTTCAAAATGTAGATGTGCAGCTGTGGAATGCCCTGTGCTTCCCATAACACCTATTCGTGTTTCTGCAGTCACTTTTTCCCCGGTTGTTCCTGTGTAATATATTTTGCTCAGATGAGCGTATCGTGTCCGTATCCGGTCCGAGTGCTCTATTACTATATTCTTACCATAGTCTCTCGATATGCCATAAGACACCACCTCACCAGGTGCAAAAGCATATATTTGCCATGACATGCTTTCTGGTATTCTTGGACTTATGTCAATTCCTTTATGTTTTGTTCGAGGAAAGAATCCCGTTGATTCCCCGAAGGAAGAAGTGACTCTGAAGTTTTCTTCAAAAGGATTTCCTCTTGGAATAATATCAATTAAAAGTTTTATATCATCATCTGATACCAATCCAACCAGTGGATTTAATGCCAGAAGATATACTGATTCTTCTTCTAATTTTTTTATTTTAGATTCCTTTTCAGAAACAACTTTTTCTAAATTGACAATGTGATTTGCCATATTAGAAATTTCGAGTTCATAAGAAACTTCTTTTTGTTCTTCAAGAAGGTACAAAGTACCAGACCCAAATAACAATGAGGCACACATGAACGCCAAAAACCAAATTCCAAAATAAAGCTTTTTCTCTTTCTTAGTCATGACAGTTACTCCTTTTTGTCACTGCTTCCAAAACCCTTCCCTTCTCTGGAATGATCTAAGGAAACAATGTCATCGAAGAATGGTATCAGTTGTGGCACTCCTTGGCAAATTTTATCACCTGAAAAAACTGTGAAACTTTCATTACTGTGATTGTAAAGTTTTACTTTTATAATTGCTTTTTCATTTTCATGAGGTGTGTAATCTTGATCGATTACACCAGCGTTACTGGCTTCCACTCCATGTTTGAAAGCATATCCTGATCTTGATTGAATAACCAAAGCAACACCAAAAACAGTTTGGAAATTTGTATCTGGATTCCAGCTAATTCCTGTTGATATAATTCCTGATTTTCCAGGAAGTATCATTTTTGTTTCATCAGCATAAAAGTCTACTCCTGCAGATACAGGGGTGTGTCTTGTAGGCAGTTTTGCGGTGTCCGTCATTTGTCTGAAATTGTATTTCATTTTAAGCTCCTATTTCTGTCATTGCGATTCTAATATCTTCTCCGGAAGTATGCGTGTAAATCATTGTTGTGTTTATTGATGTGTGTCCGGCGATTTCCTGTACAATACGGATGTCTTTTGTTTTTGTATATGTTCTGGTCAGATATGTATGTCGTAAAAGATGAAAGTGTAACCGTGGCACTCCTGCAGAGATACCTTTTCTTTTAATCATATTTCTCAAGTAAGCATCTTTTATCTTGTCTCCTTTATTCGTTGGAAATACTATTCCTTCCCCAGGAAGATTGTGTTTGTTATGAAGTTCTTTTAATGAGAGGTACATATCCGGAGAAATGAAAAGCATTCTATCTTTATCACCCTTTCCGTGTTTCACATGTATTTTAAACACTCCTTCCTGTGGAGAGATGTCTTCGAATTTAAGGTTGATCAATTCTGATATTCTCATCCCGGTCGAAAGACCCAACTTGATCATTAATTTATTTCTGTGGGAGGTAACATACCTTGTATTGAATTGAGATAGAATTGATTGTTCTTCTTTTTTTGTGAGTATTTCCGGAAGTGTTCTTTTCATTTTTGTTCCTCCACATAGGAATTAATTCTATTTATTATCGATGCTTTTATATTGCCAGTTACCAATGATGAATTGATTATGTCTATAACGACACTCACTTTTATTTCATCAATGTGTTTCTCAGAATTCTTAATGGTTATCATATTCTTTATTGTCGTGATTATCATTTTTTGAAAGTATGTACTTGGCTTTGAACTCCCAGATTCCCATTGTTTGAAGGTGTTATAAGGAATGTCCATTTCTGAAGACAATATGATTCTGCTCCATTTTAATTGTTTTCTGAGGTCAAGAAGCTGTTCTGAAAATGTGTCTTCCATGTCTGTGTGTTCCATAATTACCTCTTAAATGAACTAGAGTAGCACATAAGTGGACTAATCAAGTCTATTTTTTGATGCTCACCACAGTTATAGTTACGTTTTGCCATTAACGAGATAAAAATTATATTTTCTTTACACAGTTTACTTTCTTTATTAAAATTGAAGCATGAGTACCATACAACACAAAGAAAAAGAAGATGTGAAAACGAATGCCGTGGATCCGAATTTGCCTGTGGCTGTAAACATGTTCGACAAGTTTGAGAAAGCATTGGAAATGGATGCCAAGGGAACACCGAGAAGCACCATAATATATGAGCTTGATGTGTCCTCTGCAACATTTTATAAGTGGATTAAAAATCCAAAGTACTGGGCTGACAGGTATAAAACAAAACCAACAAAGTTGATGAGGACAACAAATACGATAATTGCATCATTGAAAAGAAAAGATGTATCAATGTCTTCCGTAAAAAGCCTGTTGAAAGATTTACAATTGGGTGATTATGAATTGGAGTTTTTATACCAATACATTCAAAAGAGAAATTCCACAGAAGCGATGTTGAGAACACTTCCACAGAATGTTGATATGACCAGGAACACAGCAAAATTAAAAGCCTTGAAATTATTGCAGAGAAAAAATGTTCGTGAGGCTATGGATAGAATATTGCAGTGGGAAATGGAAGGGATTCATCTGACTCTGGCGAATGACATAATAGGGACACTTTACAGAATGGCTTTTTATGATCCAGCGATGTTTATTGATGGAGCTGGAAAAAGCAGATTTAAAACTCTTGATGATATTCCTGAAGAGTATCGGTGTTGTGTTGCTGGAATAAAAACAGTGTTCCATCCAAAAGATGTCACTAAAATTTATTATGATATTCAATTGGTTGACCGGACAATTGCTTTAAAGGAATTGATGCAGTATGCAAAATTGTACGATTCAAATACACAGGGACTTAATAAAATTGGGGAAGGTCTTGGGAAGATTGCCAGTTTACTGGAAGAAAACAAAATAAAGTCATCTCCGAAAAAAGGAGATATTATTAATCCTAATTTCACGGATGTGACGGAAGTAGAAAAAGAAAGATTAGTTTCTGAGATATCATCATGACGCTAACACCAGAACAAATAATTGAAAAATCTGTAATACAAAAGCCTCACATATTGGCTCATTCTGTAGGCATGACTTTGCTGCGTCCATATCATTCAGATTGGATTCGTTCTGTATGGGATACTGAAAATAGAATAAATCCTTTTCAAGCTGCACGTGGATCTTATAAAACAACTTCCATAACAGAGGTTGGAATTTTACGACATTTGTTTTTGTATCCAAATGATCGTATTGCTTTGGTACGACCTTCCTATACAGAATCTGTTCAGATAATTAAAACAATAAGAGCTTTTATTAAGACTCCAATAATGCAGGATTTATTTCATTCCATGTATGGAATATATCCCAATGAAAGAGTGTCAAAGGAAGGAAGTATAACTTGGGATTTTAAACAGACGATAACCAAAGAAGGTTCTCTTGATGGATTTGGAATCGGTTCAGGAATAACTGGTGCTCATTATGATGTAATTGTTTTTTGTGACATCATTACATTAAAGGATCGTGTGTCTCAGGCGAAGCGTGAAGAGACGATTGAGTTCATGATGGAAGTTATGAACAATGTTCTTGATCCAGGAGCCAAGCTCATTCACGAAGGCACACCGTGGCATAAGGGAGATGGATGGAGACTCACACCTCCGGAGAAAGAAAATAAATGGGATGTGTATCGGTGTAACATCAGAAGTTCCGAAGAAATAGAAGAATTGAAAACAAATCTTACTGATGTGTTATTTTCTTGTAATCATATGCTTACTCATGTAGCCAGTTCTGATATGATTTTTCAGAATCCAAGTGAAAGCAAAAAAATTTACAAATGGGTCAATTCATATGCTCATCTTGATGCAAAATACGCTGGTGATCATACTGGAGCATGGACTATAATGTGTAAAAGACCTGATGGAAAAATACAAGCTGTTGGTGAATTGTTTCATGATGATTTTTCAAAAGCTGTTGATCATGTTGGAAGTGGGACTGGTGTAAGCAAAATTGCTATTGAATTTGTTAAAGAATGTTCAAAAAGACTTGTAAGAAAAATATGGTTGGAGTCAAATGCTGATAGAGGGTTTGGAGAAAAAGAACTTAAAAGAGCAATAGAACTTTTATATAAAGAAAAGAAAATTACACACAGACCTCTTGTAGAAGGTTATCATGAGGCAATGAACAAGGACAAAAAGATACAGACCTATGGAAAAAGGTATTGGGATTCTGTTGTATGGGTTCATAGTGGAATGCATAAATCCAACTATGATGAATTTTTAGAACAGGTGATAGATTATATGGATGGTCAAAAGCCAAATGATGCCCCGGATACAATGAGTTCCCTTTTCCGACAGTGGTTTCATCCAGAAGACGGGGGATCCCGTTATGCGTATTTATACAAATAGGAGTTGTTTATGAGTGTTATCGATGGTGCAAGACGATTTGTGAAAGATAATTGGCAGAATGTTGTTAAAGGTATTGGTGGTACAAGGGATTCAAACACATACACAGAGTTTGGGTCTTTCAATGTTTTGTCAGATGGAACACTGGCTTCTATGTATGCCGGGGATGGTTGGGCAAAGAAGGTTGTGTCAGTCCCTGCAGGAACAATGGTAAGAGAATGGATTTCCATTTCTGATGATGGGGACAGTACATTAAAGAATGCTTTGGAAAAATTGGACACTAAAAATGCCTTCAAGGAAGCCATCACATGGCAGAGAACTTTTCGTGGTGGATTGATATGGATGGTTAGCAGTAAAAGCCCTCTTTATGAATATAAGCAGGAAGAAAAGATCGATATAAAGAAGCTTTTGGTATTTGCTGCGTCAGAAATAAGAATCGAAAAGATGTATGGTTCTGAAAAGAATGTTGTGACAGGGGCAACAACTGTTACTGAAAAAGTTGACCCTTTAAAAATAGGAACAGTTCAGACTTTCCGTATTTTGAAAAATTCAAAAAGAGGGAAGGACATAATAATAAACTCTTCACAGTGTCTTGTTTTTAAGGGAGATCCACTTCCTTCCGTTCCCGGTGAAGGATTTGATACCAATTTTATAGCATCAGGGCTTGATAAGATTGAGTACGAGTACTGGGGAATGGGTGTACTGCAGACTATTTTTCCACAGATGAGTAAATATGGTTTGTTTGAAAGTGCCATGGGAAAGATTTCTACAGAACTTGTTGTTGCCATATATAAGATGGCTGGATTAAAAGAGATCCTTCAAAGTGATGATGGAGTTGATCTTATCAATAAGAGAATTGATGTAATTGACACAACCAAATCAGTAATCAATGCAGTGTTCATGGATGCTGAAGGTGGAGAAGAGTTTTCAAGAAATTCAATTAATCTTTCTGGAGTTCCCGATTTATGGGATAGATTTATGATGACGATATCTGGAGTCACTAATATTCCAGCTTCTAAATTGTTTGGTAGGCAAGCCAGTGGACTGAATAATAAGGGAGAGCAGGACGAAAGAAATTACAATGATTATATTACTGATGAACAGGGAAAAGATATGAAAAGAAATTTGATAATTTTACTTTCTCATATAACCGGAAAATTTGTGGACTTTGATTTCAATAGTCCCTGGGCGCCTTCTCAGGTAGAGTCATTGGACATGAGAAATAAACAATCTGAGACAGATAAAATTTATCTTGATTCTGGAGTACTCCTTCCGGAAGAAGTACGAATGTCACGGTTTGAAAAATCTTATAGTTTTGAAACAGAAATTTCAGATGCTGAACTTCCATTGACGCAGCCTGGTGATGAAAATCTTCCTCCAGAGCCTACAGGAGCAAATGAATAATGGCTTTGTACAAGGCATCAGAAATAAGGGAATCTCCTATATATTCACAGATGTACAGTTCCAGGTTAAACATGTCTGTTAAAAAAAGGGAGAAAACCCGTAATGAAGAAAGCTCTTTGATATGGAAATATCCCCATTCTGCAGAGAGAGAGTATTCTGTATGGATTGATAAAGAGTTCAGAACTAATGTTGTAAGTCCAGTAAATAATTATGTATTAGATAATTATTTGCAGTGGGTGTTTGAGTCTAAAAAAGATTCTTTAGATCACATGGACGGTCTTGCGAATGCCTTACAGGGAATTGCAAATGCTACAAAAAAGGCTTTTACAGCAGTGGCAAAAATATTCACTGTAGGAAACAAAGTAAATTTAACGAATGATGCTCAGTGGGAAAGATTTCTTAAAGAATCCACTGGTGTGAATATGAGTATGTACACTCCGGCAGCACAACCTTATGTACAGGAATGGGTTGATTTGAACAAACAGTATTTATCGTCATTACCAGATGAATATGTACGTAAAATTTCACAGATAGTTTCTAACGGGGTTGAAGATGGTGAATCAAAGAGTGCCATTCGGGATAAAATATATGAAGCTGGAAAATCTTTTAGGGGTGTTGTTTCCGGAAGTCAGAGAAGAGCAGAAAGAATTGCCAGAGATCAGGTTGGAAAATTAAACTCTTCTTTGTCCAGATCAAGAATGACACAGGCTAAAATTGATATTTATAAATGGTCCACTTCTGTAGATGAGAGAGTCCGTGGTACTCCTTGGGGACTTTATCCAAGCTCCAGATATTCCCATTACATGATGGAGTCAAAATATAAACAGGTGGACAACCCAAGAAAAATATCTGATAATGGAATTGATTGGAGGAATGTTTCTGGAAGAGAAGAACCTCGTCATGCAGGACAGGCTATAAACTGCAGATGTGCAATGATACCAAGTTTTATTGAAATGAAAAATTTGGTTGATTCTGATATAGATCGCAGTGAAAAAAATAAACTTTAAAGGGTTGCTAAATGAGTGATTGTAAATATACAGGTGTAGAAAGGAGAACAACATTGGACGACAGCATGTACAACACTGTATGCAAAGAAAGGTTTACATTAATAAATAATGACATACAACTTTTAAAATCAGAAGAAATAATTCCAATGCGATACGATGTTACAGAAATAAAGAAAAGAGTATTTAATGGTTTGTCTGATCTACCAAAGAAAATGAATTGGGTAATAGGAATTTTGATGTCTTTTCTTATTGCTTTGGTGACATTCGGATATACGATAGGCCAGAAACAAGGACAGATAGAAGCTTCCCTTCAACAGTATGTATATATGACGCCGGAAGAATATGACAGACAAACTGAAAAAATAGTGAAACAAGTATTGTCAGAAATAGAAAAATAATTTTTAGGAGTGTGACATGTCTAAATATACATTAGGTTCCAGTACAACAAGAAATCTGGAGTCTTTATTTAAGGCAAATAATCCTAGATCAATTATTTTAGTAAATGCAGTTAAAGAATTTATAAATTTCACTCCTATCGATTTCACCATTATTTCCAATGGTGGTTATAGAACAGTTCAAATGCAGAAAGAATTATTTGCCAAGGGTGTAACAAAGTGTGATGGTGTGATACACAAAAGCTATCATCAAAGTGGTTTGGCTGTGGATCTTGTTCCTTGGGTAAATAATAAAGCTACCTGGGATAAGATTTCTACTTTTTATCTGGCAGGTGCTTTCATGTCGTTTTGTAATGTGAATAATATAAAAGGAATTACTTCTGGAGCTGACTGGAACTCTGATGGAGTTTTAACAGATGGATGGGATCCCTGTCATTTTCAAATAAAATGATTGTGTTTAATGTAAAATAAGTTTGGAGGACAATGTGGATATATCAGCACAGCTTAAAGAAATTGCAAATCTTGTATTGATTTCGATGTTTTTATGGGCTGGTGGACGTATCACACATGGTTTATCGGAATTACGTCCGTTGGCAAAGAAAACATGGCAAAGAGCAGTTACTGAAGTGATTGTTGGATTTGTTTCTTTTTTAGCCATTGGAGCTGTGATAGTATTGTTTACATGAGGAAGTTATGGCAACAGCAACTTTAACAAATACTCCAACAATTATCTCAACTGCTGAATCTACTTCAAACTGGGGCGGTGATACATTCTCCCTTGAACCGGATATTAAAGTT